CTAAGGTTCGGCCCGCTTCGTCGACGGATCCTGAAACGTGGGCAACCTACAGCGCGGTCAGCCGCTCGACGGCGGGCGCGGGTATCGGGTTCGTGCTGAGCTCCTTTGACCGGCTCGTGTGCATCGACCTCGACCACGCCCTGTTGGATGGCGAGTTGCGTCCTTGGGCGCGCAGGATCGTCGACACTCTGCCGGAGACGTACATCGAGGTCTCGCCTTCGGGCACGGGGCTTCACATTTGGGGCTTCGGCTCCCTGGACAGGGGCCGGCGTATCCGCCGTGGCGAGTCATCCGTCGAGGTGTACGACCGGGGCCGCTACATCACAGTGACCCGCGAGCCGTTCGAGGATGCGCCGTCGAAGCTGGCCGATCTGACGCGGGTGATCGACGACTTGCTGTGACTGTCGGCGCTGCCTGAGAGAATGAATGGACCCCGGCGGGTGCTGTAACACCCCCGGGGCATGACCGACTGTGTAGGAGTCGATGTGGGACAGCGTACCTGCGCTCAATGTGGCGTGGACATCTCGGACCGCCATGCTCGTGCTCGCTACTGCGATCCGAAGTGCCGTAAGGCTGCTGAGGTCGCGAAGCGCGATCCGGAGCAGCGACGCACGAAGGACCAGGCGAAGCGCGCTGAGCGATTGGCGCAGTTGGGGCCCCGCGCCTGCGCGGCCTGTGGGTCGCCGATTGACCACCGTCCATCGCACGCCAAGTACTGCGACAAGGCGTGCGCTAAGAGGGCTGAGCTGGCCCGCGATAGGGGAGTTCGGGCTGAGCGAACTCGGGCCTGGGCACTGGCCAACCCCGAATACATCAAGCGGTGGGCCGACGAGAACGCGGACCTCAAGCGTGCCGCCCTGCGCCGATCCTATCGACGACACCGCGAGGTGCGGCGAGCTGATAACCGGGCCTGGGAGGCTCGCAATCCTGGTGCGGCGAGGTTGCGTGCGACCCGCAGACGCCTGCGGAAGCTGGGCCAGTCCGACGGACTGGTCGTTACGCCTCGGGATCTGGAGCGCTTGGTCGTTCGCTACGGCGGCCTCTGCACCTACTGCGGCGTGCGACCCCAGGGGTTTCACTTTGATCACGTGATCCCTATTGCCAGGGGCGGCAGGCACTCGATCGGAAACCTGCTGCCAGCCTGCGCGACATGCAATCTGTCGAAGAACGCCACACTCCTTGCAGTGTGGTTGCACCGGAGGGAGGGCGCTGGACATGGCAGGACGCGGGATGGCGCCCAAGGGGACGCGCTCCAGGGCGCGGGACACGAAGGCGCGCGAAGCGGAGTTGCAACGCGTTGAGGATGATGGCGAACTGCGGGGGCCGCCGCTCGCCGAGGGGATACTCCCCGACGATGAGGATTGGCACCCCCGCACCCGACAGTGGTGGGACACGTGGCGCCGTAGCCCCCAGGCGCAGACGTTCATCGACACAGATTGGGACTTCCTGCTCGACACGGCTCTTCTGCACCATGTCCTCTGGACCAAGGGCCGTTGGGAATTCGCGTCTGAAGTACGGCTGCGGGCTGCGAAGTACGGGGCGACTCCGGAAGACCGGATGCGCCTCAAGCTGAAGATCGAGACGCCTGCCGACCGGGCCGCCCCGGCGGAGACGCCGCGGTCGACGTCGGACCGGAGCAAGAACCTCCGGATCGTGAGCGAGGACAGCGCGTAGGGGGTGTCATGCCGTGGCGTGGCGCAAGCTACGAAGGCGAGTTCCCCTCTCTCGGGCACCAGATCGTCGAGCACATCGAGGAGTACCTGTGCCACGGCCCTGGCGACGTTGTCGGCGAGCCGATCGAACTGGACGATGAGTTTTACGCGTTCATCGTGAAGGCGTACCGCATCGATCCGGATACGGGCCGGCGGACGTACCGGCGGGCGTTCCTGTCGAGGGCGAAGGGCCGGGCCAAGTCGGAGATCGCAGGGATGCTGGTCTGCTCTGAGGCCCTGTTCCCTGTGCGCTTCGACGGCTGGGACGCGGCCGGGGAGCCGGTTGGGCGCCCGGTGAAGTCGCCGTTCATCCGGTGCCTGGCGACGGAGGAAGGCCAGTCCGGCAACACCTACGACAACGTCTCGACGATGCTGGAGTACCTCATCGAGCATCACGGCGACGACTATCCCGGGATCGACATCGGGAAGTCGGCCCAGTCGTCGAGTCGGATCATCCTCCATCACCAGCGCGGGGAGATCACCCCGTCGACGGCTTCGTCTGCGGCGAAGGATGGAGGGAAGGAGACCTTCGCCGTCTTCGACGAGACCCACCTGTACGTGCTGCCTGAACTGCGCCGCATGCACAGCACGGTGCGGCGGAACCTGCGTAAGCGCAAGGAAGCCGAGCCGTGGTGCCTTGAGACGTCGACCATGTACGAGCCTGGCCAGGACTCGGTGGCGGAGGCCACGCACACCTACTTCAAGGCGATCAAGGAGGGGCGGATCCGTGACGCCGATGCGGCGGGTCTGCTCTTCGACCACCGCCAGGCGAAGGACGGCACGGACCTGGCCGACCGGGATGCTCTGCTGGCCGGGCTGAAGGAGGCCTACGGGCCGGCGGCGGCCTGGATGGACCTGGACGGCATCATCGCCGAGATCTGGGATCCCCAGTCCGCCCCCTCGGACAGCAGAAGGTACTGGCTGAACCAGCCGGTCGCAGCCGAGGATGCGCTGCTTGATCCGGGCAAGTGGGCGCTGTGCGCGTCCGAGTTGCGGCTGCAGGACGGCGACGAGATCACCCTCGGCTTCGACGGCGGCAAGAGCGACGACGCAACTGCGCTGATCGCGATGCGGATCTCGGACCGTCTCGTGCAGCCGCTCGGGATCTGGGAGCGCCCTGAAGGGCCTTTGGGTAAGGGGTGGGAAGTCGACCGCAAGCAGGTGTCGGACTTGGTGGCGCACGCCTTCGGTCTCTACCAGGTGCGGGCGTTCTTCGCCGACGTGAAGCTGTGGGAGTCGTACATCGACGAGTGGGGCGACACCTACCGGGACGAGCTCCTGGTGAAGGCCTCCCCGAAGTCGGCGATCGGCTACGACATGCGCGGCCATCAGCAGGAGTTGACGAAGGCGACCGAGGCTCTGGTTCAGGCGATCGAGGATCGCAAGATCCTCCACACGGATCACAAGATGTTGAACAGGCATGTCGGCAATGCGCGGCGCCGCCCGAACAAGTGGGGTGTCTCGTTCGGCAAGGAGTCTCGGGAGTCTCCGAAGAAGGTCGATGGGTTCGCTGGCGTGCAGTTGGCGGACATGGCCCGCAGGGCGTTGCTCGCGTCGCCGGATTGGGCGAAGCGTCAGAAGAAGCGGCAGCGGACGGGCCGGGTCCATGGGTTCGCGTAGGGAGGTGGGCGGCGCGTGGCGGTGATGGGCGATGACGAGGCGGTGTCGACGGCGCGCCGTCTGTTGAAGCTTCGTGAGGCGGAGCAGCCGCGGTTGAAGCGGATCGCGGACTACATGTGCGGCAATCATGCGAGCGTGTATGTCCCGAAGGGGGCTAGGGCCGAGTACAGGTGGTTGATCGAGCGGGCGAAGGTGAAGATCCTTCCCCTGGTCGTCACGGTCGTCAGCCAGAACATGTACGTCGACGGCTATCGGCCGAAGGGCTCGGACGACAACGCGGCACCGTGGGCTGTGTGGCAGGCCAACCGGCTGGATGCCCGCCAGCATGGCGTTCACCGGGCGGCGCTCACCTATGGGGCCTCGTATGTGGTGGTGATGCCGGGCAAGCCGGTTCCGGTGATCACCCCGTTTTCGCCGCGGCGCCTGACGGCGCTGTATGCGGACCCGGTGAACGACGAGTGGCCGATCTTCGCGATCGAGGACCGGCTGGAGAATACGGCGAAGGGTCAGCGCCGGGTGGTGCGGGTCTACGACGACCAGGCGCGCTACACGCTGACGGGTAAGCCGGATGGCACCGATCTGCAGCTGGACGGCGACGGCGCGGTGATGCGGCACGACTTGGGCGTCTGCCCGGTGGTGCGGTTCGTCAACACGGACGATCTCGACGGCGATGGAGTGCTGGGCGAGGTCGAGCCGCTGATCGACGCCCAGGACCAGTTGAACATGACCACGTTCAACTTGCTGATGGCGCAGCAGTATGCGGCGTTCCGGCAGCGCTGGGTCACCGGCATGGCTCCGCCGGTCGACGATGCCGGGAACCCGATCGAGCCGTTCCGGTCCCGGGTGGACGGCCTGTTCGTGGCCGAGGACGCGGACACCAAGTTCGGGGAGTTCGGGCAGACCGATCTGAAGGGCTATCTGGACAGCCGCGAGGCGACGATCCGCCACATCTCGACACTCTCGCAGGTGCCGCCCTATCACCTGCTTGGCCAGATGGTGAATCTGTCCGCCGAAGCTTTGGCCGCAGCCCGCGACGGCCTCGACCGGAAAATCGACGAGCGGGAGTCGCTGTTCGGCGAGGGATGGGAGCAGGCTCTCCGCCTGGCCGGCCTCGCCGCAGGCGACAACAGGGCCTGGGAGGACACGGCCGCGCAGGTGGTGTGGCGGGACACGTCGGCCCGCTCGCTGGCGCAGACCGTGGACGCGCTGGGCAAGCTCGTCACCATGCTGGGCGTTCCGCCGCAGGAGCTGTGGGAACGCGTGCCGGGCGTGACGCAGACTGACGTCGGCCGCTGGAAGAAGGCGGCCGAGCAGGGCGACGCGATGGGCCGCCTGAACGGGATCATCGAGAAGCAG